CGCTTCCATACATCGTAATCAAGTTCCGCGCTCATTGCATCGATTTCTTCGCGTGTGTACAGCTTCTTCTGGTCTTCAATCATAAATCTACAGAATTCACGAGATGTATCCAATAGCACAGGCCCTGATATTTCCGGATCTTTTCCGTATTTGTACAGCACAAAAATTTCAGTTTCCAATCCTCCTGAGTCCACTATTGACCGCTCACCAGAATCAGTTATCTTGATTTCTGTTGCATTCCATTCAATCAGACCGGAAGATTGCATCTGTTTCAGCACCTTGGCCGCTGTCGTAGTGGAGATCTTAGCTGCCTTGGCCATCTCGTCAAGAGTAGCCTTGGGATTGTCGCGAATCACAGCCACCAATCTCATCTCTGGATTGGTCAATTCTGCGAAGGTCTCCGGCAATTCTTCGAAGTCATCGGCATTTCGGCCATACTTAGCGAACACTGCCTTATCCTTATCATCATCCCATCCGAATGGGTTATCTGCCGACATAGTCACAGGTGTATCGCTCGGCACTACATCTCCTCCAGGTACAGCTGGCAAGGCTGCAAGGCTGCGGATTTCGTTAATTGTGAGCTGCTTGATGACAGAATTTGCAACCAGAGGAGAAAGGCTGTTAATTGCATCCGCCAACACTTTCGCGCCGCCCAATTCAATATAGGTTTCAGCAGGCAATCCGAGATTCTCGCGCACTTCTTCCCGACTAATTACACTTGCCTTAAAAAGCTCCACTGCGTCATCTCCTGCCGGTTCAGCCGGAACAGTCACCAGAGTGCCGGCATTGCCCATTGCATTGAACATCATGGTAAACATCCTGTCCATCTGCTCCCTCTTAGGAGCAACATAGGACCGGTCAAACACCTCATAGGCTTGTTTAAGTTCGTTCCGTCCGCCTAACTGCCCTTCAACGCGAACACCGAACAGCATCGGAGATGTAACCCGATGAGCATAGAAGATATTGTCGCGAACTGTCTCAGACAATTGCAAATACTGCTTATCAAAGTCACCCGGCATCAGGTCAACCACCTGTAGTGGGTCTTCCCCTTTCTCCATCCAAGAGATTAGAACCCCATTGGCATTCTCTGTTCCTGTGGTGTTCGCCTTGAATTTCCGGTCGAATTCTGCCTTGATATCCTCTGTCGGCTCTCCCTTGAATATCTGAATTATCTTGCCAAGAGAGAATCCATTGGCGATGTTGTTATAATGGAAGTCAGAGATCTTGGTATCAATCTCGATATAGGTCCGCGCCGGATACCAATCGGGCAAAGGATAGACTCCTTCACCGGCTCTGTATTGCTTGAACCAAAGGACCTGAGTGCCACCTGGTTTCTCTGGATTGAATGCAGGAAACTCCAATCGGTCTGCCTTCCGGTCTGACCAATCTTGGCTGAACCAGATCTTGGAAGCATCCACATTGACTCTACATTTGTCAAAGGGAAGGTGATACCATCCGATCACTCGTGTGCCAGGCACATTCCAGATGGCCTGCATCGCATAGCCACCAAAATTCTCCAGATCCACAGCGCACTTGTATTTGACATCTTGCCAGGATTCGTAAGGATTGGCGTAATTGAGTGACTGCTTCGCACCCACCTGCTCAGACAGTGTGCCTTCCGCAATTACATCGGTATCTTTTCCGGCAATGAAGTGTGCCTTCTGAGTCACAATGGCATTGTGAAGGGATGAGCTATTGTATAAGTTCAGGATCACGGCCGGAAAGTCATTCTTCTGACCATAGGTATACCATTCCTGTCCTCTTGCCTCCTTGAATTGTGGAGGAGGAGCGACCGCGAAATTTATGCGCTGTAAATCAATCTTCATTTTATTTTCAATATGCCGGTTTCTGCCACCTGATTGGCAAGTGATGGATTGGTATTGCTGCTGTTGCTCTGAGCATAGATGGTATATTCATACTCACCTTTCTCCCATGTGCCTGATGTGGCTGTGGTGATGATGAATTCATTGTACCTGGTAGGGAAGGAGCTGATGTCTGTCACCAATACATTGTAGGTGATGTCTCTTTCTTCCCGATTATTGAGCGAGAGCAGGAAATAGTACGGTGGAGACAGCGTGACCTTCTCTGTGGCCGTGACCAATAGTGTGCTGCTCGCTGTCTTATCTATGATCTGCATCTATCTATAATGTACCATCAGCATTTTTGTCGAACTTTGCCTTATGAAGATGCCGAAATCGTGGAATCAAGTCACGCTCTCGCAGCTCTATGAGCTTGACCTACTCAGACAGCGCACAGATCTTGATGCTGAAGAGCAAATGAACCAGGTGCTATCGGTCCTTTCAGCCACATCAATCGAAGACATCGAATCCATTCCACACAATGAGCGCATTGCCATCTACAGCCGGATGGATTGGTTGGGTCAGTATCCCAATAAAAAACCCAAGAAGCGAAGATTCAAGATTGGAGGCAAGACCTACCGAATAGTTTCCAATCCTGCCAACATCTCAGCCGGTGAATATGCCACACTTCAGGTGATTTCCTCCGATGGCAATTTCATCAAACACATAAATCAGATTCTTGCCTGTCTCCTTGTGGAGCAGAAGAGACATTGGTTCGGATGGAAGGATGTCCGGTATGATAAATCGCGCAGTAGCGAAGAATTTCACCGTAAGTCACGAATAATCATGCAACAATTGTCGGTGGGTCAAGCATATCCTTACGCGCTTTTTTTTTCGAATCTCTTGCCAGAGTTATTAGCAGCTTCCCAAATCTTTTTCCTCAGGACGATGGAGGATCTGAAGAAGGAAGTACTGATTGGTTAGCAATGTTCTATCGCATGGCCGGAAAAGACCTTACTAAGATGGATGCCATAATGTCCATGCCGCTGATGGAATTCTTCAATTATGCTGCCATGCTGAAGACCATGGAGAAGGAGCAGATGGACAGGCTGAATAAGGCTTCGAAACTTGGCTTCCACAACTACATCACCGCTCTTGCTGCTGAGATGTTATGAAGATCAACTACAAGAGACCTCCGCTTGCGCCATATCAAAAAGCCATCCTTGACTCTACGGCCAGATATACCATCACAGCCGCATCCACCAAGGCAGGCAAGACAGCGAGTCACATCATCTGGCTCTTTGAGATGGCCTTACAAGGCAAGAAAGGACAGTCATTCTGGTGGGTCGCACCGGTATACGGTCAGGCTGAAATTGCATTCCGGAGATTCAAACAACAATGCTCACACCGGCTGTTCGATGCTAATGAATCCAAGTTAAGACTCACTCTGCCCACCGGTGCGATGATTGAATTCAAGTCCGCAGAAAAGCCCGACAATTTATATGGTGACGATGTCTATGCCGCTGTATTCGATGAATTCACCAGAGCAAGAGAAGAAGCATGGTTCGCACTTAGATCTACTCTGACCAAGACAAGAGGGAAATGTAAGCTGATTGGAAACGTAAAGGGAAAGAAGAATTGGGGATATCGATTGGCCGAGAGAGCAAGGCAAGGGGAAGATGGTTATGAATTCCACAAGATCACAGCTTGGGATGCTGTGGCCGCAGGGATTCTTGAAAAGGAAGAAGTAGAGCAGGCAGAGAGAGACCTTCCCGCTCACGTCTTCAAAGAACTGTACCTGGCTGAACCCGCTGATGATGATTCCAATCCATTCGGCCTGGAGCATATCAATGGCTGCATTGAACCACTTGCACCAGGTCCAATTGAATATTATGGTGTGGACCTTGCGAAGAAGAAAGATTGGACCGTCATCATCGGCCTGAACTCACAGCGTAAGGTAGCGTATTTTGACCGGTTTCGAAAAGATTGGAAAGCCACCAGGGAAGAGATACAGCGGATAGTCGGCAAGACTCCGGCTGTAATTGACAGCACCGGTGTTGGCGATCCAATTGTAGAAGACCTACAGAGAGTATGTCCTCGCATTCAAGGCTTTAAGTATACGGCGATCAGCAAACAGCAGCTGATGGAAGAACTATCAGCGGCCATCCATGGCAGGGAAATCATCTTCCCTGATGGCCCGATCGTAGATGAGCTGAAGAACTTCGAATGGACTCATACCAGGACCGGCATATCCTACAATGCTCCGGAAGGTCTACACGATGACTGTGTGAATGGATTGGCTCTTGCGCTCCACTGCTCCAGAGTGAATAAGAAAGGACTTTTCCTATTGACATGAAGACTCCGATGGAAGTGATGGCCGCAGCCCCATGGTGCGAGATGGTGTGCAAGAAATACTCTCCGCTACATTGGAAGGATTTGCGACAGGAATTATTCCTGCTGATTGCGACCGATCTTTCCGAGAAGGCACAGAAAGCCCTGGACAATGGATATTTTGAATTCTTCTACATAAGGTGTGCATCCAATCTATCCGGCTCTGGTGGAAGGATAGGAAGAATCAACATAGGAGGAGAAGACATTGCAGATTGGGAATTGGTTTCCGAATTGCCCGATGATAGAAGGGAGGCCATTGAGGCAGATGTGCAGGAGAAATTGGATGCCATATCCCTGGTGCAATCGCAGCAAGATTGGTACGAATCGAAGTTAGTGGAAATGTACCTGGATGGATGGTCTGCCAGGAAGATTCATCGAACTACCAAGATTGCGCTGAATGAAGTGTGCAGAGTGATCAATACATTCAAGAGACGATGTCAGGATGAGTATAAATAAGAATGGCCACCCTTTCGGATGGCCACCTTAGTCAACCTAAGACAACTATGAACCTTACAAATTTAGCTTATGGAAAGCGAAGTCAGCACTGCTGATTGAACAATTTGTGGCGGTTCTTTCTCGCTATGCGTGAAGGTCAGATCGAAGCCTGTCATGTCACCGAGTGCAACACCCGACATAGACGATCCGGCAGTCATATCCATTCCGCGAGATAGGCCCATTGCCCAATACTGCTCTGCATTGGTCTTCACGATTGCCACGAGACGAGCAACAGACAGCAGCTTCACTTCATTTCGCTTGGCTGTAGACAGCTTGCGGAGTTTGATATTCAGCTCTGTGCTATTGAAGACTGTGCCATTCTCCACTGATGGAGTGATGGTATTCGTAAATGAGGCAGTATCCTTCGGCAATTCATATTTAAAAAATGCCTTGCCACCATTCAGAGTCAATGCTGAGATTTCACCAGATGCGCTTGTGTACGAAGAAACAGCTTCGAATTCTACAAGCCAAATCTTGTCCACCCCACCTACGCTGTCCTTGCAATCGTGGCTGAAGCCGGTCGTTAAAATACAGCTCATGGTGTCAGATTACAGGCTAAAGTAAACGATCTGGTCGGGGAAAGCTACCTGGGTTCCATATTTGAAATTGGCATTGAACACGACATTCTTCTTGATAGGATCATAGATGAATTCGTAATTCTCTTCCTCATTCACCAGGTCAGTGCCAAGGTAATAATTCCCCCAATAGCTCATGTGAATCTTGTTCGAACCGCTCAGACCGGCAAGACCATAGATTTTGATTCCGCTCAGATGATGAGTGATTTCGAATGGATTGTCTTGAACACCGGAGTAATGGAACAGATTCGCGCCCACCAGGTATTCCTTATACAGCTTGAACAGGTCAACACCCATGGCGATGAATACATCAGGACGTTTCAGAACCGCTGTAGGAGCGAGGCTGTACATCTTCGCAAGAGCATCGTCAATGTTGCTTGAAGTGAATGAAGTCAGCTGTGTCCATCCGCCGCCGGTGGTCGGGTTGCCCTGAATAGGATCGCCTGCGCCACCGAATCCGAGAGCGGTAAGAATGGTATTGAATCCATCGAACTGATTGGATGCTACAGTTCCCTGCCAGATGTCGGTTTCCAATTCCTGAGCGATGGCAGCAGCTTTTTCAACGCCAATCTGCTCGGCAAAAGGAACTTCATCTTGTTTGCTTCCTGCCTTCATGTAATTCTGCATCCACTTCTTTTCCAAGGTTTTAGGACAAAGAGTCTCGTACACCTGGATATCACCGACACTCAGAGTGCGAGCTGTAAAATTGGTGCTACCAGAGCTTGATGGTTCGCAGCCTGCGGCCTGGAAGAATACATCAGAACTCAGGATGTTGAGGTTGTCAGAAACTTTGATTCCAGGGATCACTTGACCAGCTCCTTGGAGGAGGCTGGCTGTCTCGCCACCAAAGAGAGCTTTGGTTAAGATGGGGAGGGAATCTTCTTTGCCCCAATCCGACAGACCTACGACGGTAAATGCCATGTTTTATTTGTTGTTTTTAAGATTTTTGAGTGCTTCCGAGAATCGTGCGAGTGATTCTTCTTTCTTGTCTGCCAATGGCTTGACGGCCTTAATCGGCTCTGCTGCAGGGATGGCTGAGAACTGCTCAATCACTTCCACCGTCTTGGCCTGTGCTTCGGTCAATCGCTCCACTGCTTCCACCAATCGCTTGATAACAGATTCTTGGTCACCGAATTTGCTCAGCCATTCATTGCGGAGTGCATTGAATTCATCGCTCATCGGCTCTTCTTCTACGTCTTTTTCATCGATGGCAGTAATTACACCGCCTTCGGTGGTAACCAGAAGGCCATCAGCAGTCTCGTGAGTGCCGTCTGGAGCAGGGACATATTCACCTTCCGGAGTCTGCACTTCAAGAACAGAACCAATTTCCAAGGATTCACCAGGGAAACGTACAACAGTGCCGTCCACCAATGTGGATTCGGCAAAAGCTACAGCCGGAACTTCTTCTTCCTGTACGGAAAAGCCCAAGAGCTTCTTGATTTCTTTGATTTTCGATAACGCGTCCATTTCTGATAATGTATTTAAGCTTAGATTGTCGCACTTTGCAAGAATGGAGCGCATGGCCTCCAGAGTCTCTTCAGCCGGATCGGCAGGCTTATCGGTGAAATATCCTTCCACCGAGAATCCTCTGAACTTGCCATCCTTGATATCCTGCCATACCTGGTCATCCTCTACATAGTAAGAGAGAAACCATGAGCCTTCCGGAGCATCGCTCCATGAGTCTGGTGGATTGATGCCGCGCTGTTTGTCAATTATGAATGACTCCATTAGATACATGCCTCCGACCGGCTTCGCATGCTCTGCATTCACAGCATTATACTTCTGTTGAGTAGCCCATAGCTTTACTGCCTTGCGGATGGTATCTGCTGAGAACTTGACATAGTACAGACTGCCATCATCAGCCCTCCGCATGATTGGCTTTTCTGCAATCATGGCAGGACCGGTGATAATCCTGCGCTCTTCCGATTCGATAGCGAATGCCATGCGCTCTTTTTCGATTTGATTCATCTTGCTTTCAGCCCACCGGAGCATCTCTTCTCCTCCCCACAGCAGATAGGAGATAGTGCCACAGGCTTCATCGTCATCCGGATTATAATACTCCTGCGCCCTGGACAAATAGCTGTAGGTTCTCTTGATTGTGTCTTCGCTAAGTGCCTCACCAGATGCTATCTGTTGCGCCCGATTCTTCCCCACCAATGTCGCACACTTGTTCCCGATGGCTTCATTCAGCCTGATGCCGCGCTCTGCATTGTCCTTGGCTGCCTCTGGATAGTCAGAGTAGCTTTCAAAGTTCCTCTTCTCCCAATATGAATAGCAGATGGCCGCTGCCTGCTCTTGGTCTTTGCCTTCTTCTAACAGTGCCGGAATGCATCGGCCAATGAATTCTGATTCTTCCTCACCTGGTCGCGGCTCTACGAATTCTTCCTTTGAAAAGAAATGAAAGTCTTCTTCTATTGCCGGAGACTGCACCAGGCTAACTTGAGTGAGCCCATCGCCGTCTTCTATCTCAAGATAATATATTGGCTCTGCCATCATTACTAATGTATCACTTGGCTTTTTGTTCCTTTATCATGGTTTCGAAGGAGATGGCAATCTTCTGCCCCATGGCCCTTCCGAGATACTCGCTGAATTCATTGAATGTATCGTCATTGATAATCTTGCTGAAAAACTTGTTACCATCAAATCCTTTGCTGTGAATCTTACGGGCAATGGCCTGAGCAAGTGAGCTTGTCACCTCTGTTGTTGT